CCCACGGCTTCTGGTGCTATTTTGTGACACCTGTTTTGGTAACAATCCTGAGTACAATCATAAGCACACCAGAAACTGCTTGAACTACCGTTGTTCCTACTGGCAGCCCTGCAACATATTCCATTACCGCAGCCAGTATCATTAAAATCCCAAGCAGAACCGCCTTACTTGTATACCAAGGCTTTGAATTCTTCATAAAGCTGTGCGTTTTTTGCCTATTGCTCATTTTCTTCATTTTATCCTCCTTTCTTTCCGTGTGGATTACTCTTACCCCTAAAAAAGGGACACTTCACATATCCGTTCCCTCTACCTTCTAATTTCCCAATTTTATACCACAATAGAGCAAATTGACCTATTGTGAATATTATTACTGTAGCACCTACAGTGACTATTTCCATTAAAGCACCTCTCGTACTTATTCGCACTATCGTCTTAAAACTTCTTCACCCTCTAGGGCTTTCGTTAAAGTCGTATTTACCTCTATTGGAGTCTCTAAGTCCGTTCCAAAAATATCAACAACCGTCCAACCCTGAGCCATCAGCATTTCTTTTTGAATTCTGTCACTAGCATGTTGTGCTATCTGACGGTGGAAGTAATCTCCTTGAATTCTCCACGCTAGTCTACGGTCTGGAAAGGTGAAGTCCACGATTGCCCCTCCAAGAGAAAAACGTCCCCCAAGCAGCGAAGATTGGAAAACAAACTCAATGTTTCGCTTAGTTAGCCAATTATATACGATTTCTTCCAAGTCACTTTTTACTTCTGTAACCATTAAGCTGTCCTCTGTGCCAAATAGTTATGATATTCGTGGTTCTCATCTCTCTTTATCCATTGGCAGTCAAGCACTAAATATCTGTTCCACTACTACTGTAAACTGACCCTCCCTGGCTCCCATTTCTTCCCACCAGTTTCTTGACGGCATCTGAGTCAACTTCACATTATACTTTGTCTTACCCGTGTCTCCTGAAGGATAAAAGGCTACTAGAGTATTAGTATCAAAGATTGTTTCAAAGGCACTGAATATCTCTGCGGAGTCATCTTCACCAGCCAACACAGTGAATTGCCAGCTACTAATTCTGGAGGGTACCGGCAGATAATAAAACAACAGGCTTTCGAGTTCAGGACTGTTGGTATTCGTGCTCCCTCGGAATAACTTAATGCTAAACTGGATAGTGTAAAATTCAGTTCCCAAACCGCTATTAAAAGTTAGTGTAGTAGGCTTGGGTGAGGTTTTAAATGCGCCAAGTGATGTAACTGGACCAGCTCCATTTAGACCGTAAAAGACACTTATAAAATCATCTTCATCACAACTTTTAGTAATAGCAGCTACGCCTAAAGCTGTCTTGCTGATAGCTGCCAGTTTACGGAATATCGGGAATTGTCCAAAACTTGAGTCATTAACATATTCGTAAGTTGCAACCTGCTTAACATTGGATGTGGTATCTGGCATCATCATATATTTTATAGAAGTATCCTCACCAAACCACAATCTTCCATTGGTATATTGAGATGATGGAGAATGATGGATAGCAGCTATCGGTTTATTGACCGCTGAAGTGATGTATACCTCAAGATTACCACCAAGAGTAGAGTTTCTTTTAAAGATAAAACTATAATCGGTGGAACCGCCATTGCCACAGTAAACAAGCCAGTTGTTGACAGTGGCAAAATCATATATCTTACCATGATAGCCAGTAGGCAATCCATCATCCTGGTCGGGTCCGACAAAAGTTGCTACAGAGGGAGCTACTTTTAGTATCCCATAACCCGTAGCTACCCATACATTAGCGTTCCAGTAAATCCCCACGTTGCCGGCATTGGTGGTATTGGGATAAGCCACTTCCTGCTTGTAGGCTATTGCATTGGTAGTATCAATGGTAAATAAACCTTCAGTACCGCAGAAGTAAAGGGTAGCAGAACCGTCTGATAAGAGTTTGCCTTCAAATAAACGGTAGACTGTACCGAAATTACCTGTCAGGTAAAAAGTGCTTGCAAAGTCATCAATGTCTTTGGCTACTGAAAAACCCACCTTCTTTCCATCGGTGCTTATAGAATACAGTCGGTTTTCAAAATCCGCCATGTAACCCCTGCCGAAGAAACTGAGGTTTTGCGTATAGCCATCAAAATTCTGACCAGAACCCGTGGAGTTTTTGTTCACGAAACCATAGGCATACCGGTATGTCGTTGTGCTAAAACCAGAAACAGAAAGCGTATCCAGCAAAGTCGCCCTTGCCAGGTCAGAATATATTTTGAGATAGACAGTATCGGCACCAGATGATCTTTCTAACGTGCAGTAGTAAAGCGTATTGGCACTACCTGTATAATTATCATTCGCAACCGCATTACCCCTGTATAAGAATATTTGATGCGCTCCACCGCCTGTTTCCGTTATAACAGCACTCATATCCGTAGAAGCAAAGTCCTGCATACTTCCCACTGTGTTTGAAATAGCTATTCCACCTAGGCCACTCCCCGTACTGCCTGCTGCTATATATAACTCAAAATTGACATCCAGATTGTCAAAAAAGGCAGCCCCAAAGTCTTTATAAAGATAAACGTCTTCATCCCGGTCTACATCAGCACCAGTTGCCCTATTAGAAATCACTGTCAGTTTATTGTTTGCATCGACTTCTGTGTAGGTTGTAAAGTCCTCTATGCCATAAGTAGTCCATGTAGTGCCATCAACAGTGGAAACAGCCTTGACACTCGAAGTAACTACCAGATAAGAGTCGGTGGCATCTGTGATAACAATGGCATCAA